CTTTTGCCCACTAACGCAGCCGGGACTCTCATTGAGAGTGCCGTGCACAGAGTCCAGGAGGCGGTTAACACCGTCACCTGGCATTTATCGGTACCTCCACCGATATCTTATCCCGCCAGCACCCAAAACTGGCCGGACTACGCTAAATCGCTCTACAACAATTTCGACTACTGGGCTACATTTCATGCCCTCCCTGCTCTGACCTCACTTCTCGTGGTCTATGCAGCTTGGCTCCTCTTCAAAATGACGGCAGCACTCATCACAAAACAGGCTCTCCTAACCCTGTGTGAATGCGTGACCCGCCATTTTCAAATGAAGGTGTCCACAATCCCCGGGCACGGGGTGGGACGTTTTCGAGACCTGGTAACATCAATACCTTTAGATGTCGCCGAATACACTCTCAACGCCTCAAACCCGCATGCTAAAGCAGCTCGCCGCCGTACTGCAGCAGCCTATTGGATGCATTATGCAATAACTAAACTAGGGAAGAAACCCTTCGCATTGAACCTCTCTACACGTGACATGCGAGCGGAAAATGATGGGAACCGTAAGATCCGTACCGCCAAGGACGCGCTCTATTACTCCAAAACGAGTGATATGAAGCCTAATGAAACGCATGACCTTGCTTCTGTTGATGACCTTGATTGGTACACACAGAAAGAGGCTCATGCCCTCCTTGCTGAATCCGTTGATAAAGGAAACAACATTTTCGCTTACATGCACTGCCCAACCGCAGCAGCATGCAAGTCCGACGAGTTCAACATCACCTACAAAGTTAAAACTATGAAATGGGAATTTGATGCAGGTGACGAAGGCCTGTACGAACAGGAGCTATGGGACACATCCAATGAGGTTGTTTCCCACATCCGCTTCGAGTTGCCCAGCCTGTACCGCCTTGGCTTTTACCTTTTCATAGCAACCATAGCTGCGCTCACCTACCTCCTCTGGCAGACGACGCAGCTTTATGACGGAATTTTTGTACTAAAACTACCTTTTATGAATAACCGCTGTTATTCATGGTTTGACCTACCCCAATTGCCATACCCCACACTGCGGCCTTATGTAACAGCGGCAGAGTATTGTGTCGATCATTTGCTCCGCTTCGAAACGCAACCTGCCTGTTACGTTTATGACGCGTATGTGAGTTATATCAGCCCTTTTCTACCATCCTACACTGACTACTTTGATAACGTCCTCCAAATTGGATGGGTGGCATTCCAGTATCCGTGGGAAATCTATTGCCCAACAACAATTGATGCATGGATCTATGCAATTTACTTTGCTTTTTCCTTCTTCATCAACTTGGTCTTAATAGACATGTTCTGGAACCTGAGGTCGGGTATGCATTTTTGCATGCATATACCTGCCGGTGCTAATAGAACTATATGGTGCCTCAATCCTAGGGTATCTTATGGTCCTATCACGACACTTTGGCACCTCAGGGAAATCCTTGCGCATCGCCTCAAACGCCTTAGACCAACGAGCATAGAAATACCACCCACCGTTCTCGCACCTGGGGGATCCACGATCCTTGCCATGAAACACATGACCAAGAAAGGTCTTGAGAACAGTTTCACGATTAGTGGGGACTCGCGGACTGTGCGAGCCAGCGAAACAGAAGTACAGGCGGTTAGGGCCTGGAATATGACTGGTAAGCAAGTGCTGAATGCAGGGACATTACAACGTGAAGTCCCCGAATCAAAACTCACAGGCCCAGATATGAAAACGCTTATCGCCGCGATTACATACATGCAAGACACCAGTGTGAGGCGCACAATGCAGTACTTTCGTGAGCCAAATGTGCGTGTCTATCGTGTAAACCCCGATCAGCACTCCATAAATCCAGCACCCAGCATAGGACCTTTTATGCCAACGCCGACACCTGGGCATGCGTACCTTGCAGCAAAATGCAGGGAAAACACAGTGCATGGGGTCAAGACACGAGTCATGGATGTGGCACCTAAGGGCATACCGGACAAACCAACACGCTACCAGATGGGTGACATCGCCTCATTTATTCGGGAGTACAATAAACAAGTACCCGAGAAAGACCGCAAACAAAAGCGGTATAGTGCGGAAGATGTCTATGCGAACCAAAATCGTCGAACCCAGGTACTCCTAAATAACGAAGAGAAACAACACACGAATCGTGCTTACGAAGCCCTTGAGAAGATCAAGGGGAGGATCACTAAATCATTCCAAAAGAACGAGGTTGCCAGCAAACCCGCTGACATGAGAAATGTCACAACAATGCCTGATACGGTCAAGATCGAGAACTCGCGTATCGCGCTTGCTCTTGCTAAAAATGCAAAGAAAACGCATTGGTACTCTTTTGGCCTCACACCATTCCAAGTGGCTGTCAGGGTTGCAATGTATGTTAGCAGTCCTGAGACGATCTTTATCTCCGAGGGGGATTATAAACGGATGGATGGGACGATCTCACACCTCATCCGGGAGTTTGACTTAGCATTTTTGCATAACAACTTTCATCCAGACGAACATGCTGCAATTGACAAGTGGTATGAAAGAACGTACTGGAACGATGTTAATGCAGGCAAAGGTGTGTGGTACGAACAAGGAAACTCGCAAGCCTCAGGTGATCCCTATACTAGTATTCTGAACACAGCTAGAAATGCTTTCATGTGGTATTGCACTTTGAAAGCCCATAAGCTGAGTGACGCTGTTGCTTATGCCATGATTGGACTCATGGCTGGTGACGACTCCATCCAGAGGAACGTCGAATCTGGAATCGCAACCCGTGTACTTAAAACATGGGGCATGGCTCTGACCTCGGACATTCGCTCACGTGGCCAGACCGTCTCTTTTTTATCTAGGCACTACTCCCCATCGGTGTGGAAAGGTAGCACAGCTAACATATGCTCGCCTTTGAGGGCTATCTCTAAATTCCATCTCTCGAAAAATCACTCGACTATCCCATATGCTGTTATTGCTCACACGAAAGCAACATCTTTCCTTGCATCGGATTCAAAAACACTTGCTGTTGGCGACTGGGCAAGGAAAATTGTTGAACAGACCCATGTTGAGTATACTGCTTTTTGCAGGAAAGCAAAAACAACTGTTCTTGCGCAGCTAGAGGAAGATCTCTCCTGGAACGCAAGGCAAATGGCTGGTGATGGAGAAACGTCATACCAGAAAGATATGACGACCGATGACTTTTCCTGGCAATCAGAAGTCTTCGCGCGAGAGTTCGACCCGGCAAGTGTCGATCTTTTCGTTGATTGGTGCAGAGATAAAACTAAAGCTTGGAATTCCGAACCCCCGACCCTGTCTACAGCCGGTCCCATTGCTCGAAAAGACGTTACCGTCTTGGCAAATGAGATTTTACTCCCGGCAACTGATCCGGTCGCCAACGGACACAAAGCAGACGCCAAGTTTGCACCCAGAGATCCCAAGCCGTCACAAAACCCAATGTTCAATAAACCTGATGTTGGGCCCAACGGGCATAAGAAGAGTCCGCACAATGGGAAAAACAAGTGCGTGACAACCCAGATGTATGCCTCAAACAGCTCCAGTGACGAAAAACTACCCGTTGCTACACCGAGTGCGACACCGAGCAGCAAAAGAAAATCGTCCAAACCGGGCGTAGCTAAAATAACATCCAGTTTCCCATGCAAGAGAAACACAAAGGTAAATACTGGATGGTATGCGGGGCTTGAGCCATGCCCCAATCAAACCAATGTGCAAGGAGGCCATTGTGCCGTGTGCCGCAAGATTTTTCATGCTGTACGCGGTTCTAAAACTTAGTTAAAACTTGGGCCCAGGAGTAGGGCCAGAAGATACAAAGACGAACACTAAAATCTACTATCTACCAACAACACTCAAGACTCTCACATGAAGAAGACCAAACAACAACGTAAGAAAGACACTAGCAAGCAAGCCATGCAAAGGCTACGAAACTTGGAAGAACTTGTTAAAGCCCAAGCACCCGCAGCTGTCGGACGCAAGCTCAAGGCAACGCAGCCGAGATTTAAATCCTTGCAGGATGGCTCGCTGGTTGTCTCACAGAGGCGCTTCCTTGGGCAGTACAACTCCACTGTTGCATTTGCCGTTGAAGCTTTTGTGCTTAACCCCGGAATCTCTGATTCCTTCCCTTTTCTCAGTGATATAGCCGCAAAATATGACCGCTACACTACCCTGAAACTCAAGTTCCACTGGACTGGCAGGGCTTCAACTGAGACTAGTGGGGGTGTCATTCTCGCATCATCCCGTGACGTCCTCGACCCTGCGCCTGATACGGACGTCGCAGCATTGACGCTAGTACCATCCTCGAATTGTGCTTACTGGAAGAGCCTCACCCTTGACTTCAAGCCGGACCGTAAGGAACGTCTTGTCCGTGTCGGGGGTTATCCACTCAATTCTAGTGCACATGACTATGATTCGGGAATTTTCTACCTTTGCCGTAGTGGGGCGACTGCTATTGTGCCTGCAGGTTTCCTTGAAGTAGAATACTCATTCCACTTCAAGAGGCCTGTCAGCTCAATTCAAGCTTCCCTACAACGTGGAGTCACATCTACACTTGCATTCGATAGCGCCATGGCGGCTGCTGGCCCAATACCCGTTAATGTTGACCATAACGGCCTGGGCCTTCGAGTCGGCACTTTACCAAACTCGTTCAAATTTCCACGAGTGGGGTATTATGACCTTAAGTATAGTGTAGCAATTGACCCTAACGTCAATGGCACTGGTTTCACACCATACATGAGAAACCTTACGACTGGCGTCGCCGCAGCGGATGTCAATGGTAGTCTCTGTCGTGCATACAACTCACACGGCGGAAACACATTGAACAACACTGCTGGCGAGACCTCCATTGCGAAATCAAAACACCACACCGTGTTCATCCCGAGTGTGCATAATGATTACAACATGTGGGCTGATCCAACAACTGGCACACTTTCCTTCTTAAAGGACACAAGCGGTGTCCTATTAAAGTGGATTGGTGATGCCATCAACACCGTGCTAGACCCTTAATATTTTATATTAACATACAACCTTAACAGATTACAACAAACACCCGTCCTTTAACTTCGCTCAACCTACTCCTTGGTCCAGACCCTGACCAACGCTAATCTACAACCTAC